AGAGAGAACCAAAATCTGTTCAATTGAACCTGCCATGTTGTCAGACATAGAACCAGAACAATCAAGTAGCAGGATTAAACCATGTGATTTGCCTTTTGGTATCATCATCACTTTACGGAAAATATTATCATCAAACTTATAATTGCAAAGCTTGTTAATGTCAATATCACCAGTATCGGACAGTTTAGATTTACTGAATGCCTTGGCAGCCTTACGCATTTCAAATTCTTTGGCAAGTAAACCAACATAACGCTCATTCTTATTCTTAAAATCGTTTACCAATTTTTGAATGTATTCATTATTAAATGATTCAATTAATTCCATTCTTTCTTGGTAGTATTCTGTCATTAATTCTTGCACACGCTTAGCAGGTGTAAATATGTTTTCCCTTTTAACTTCAGGAACATCTACATAAACATAAGGCTTACATTTATCATCTAGTAATGTATTTTCATTCTTACGATAAGAATCATCGGTGCGACAATCTGGTGCAAACTGGTCACTTTCAGATTCAGTAGATTTTTTGTAACGGTCAAGAGAAGTAGAAGTGTCCGAATCATCTTCACCATCTTCTAAATCATCATCGGTAGATTCGCCTTTTGTTTCTTGCTTATCTTCTTTACCATCTTTAGAATCTTTGGTATTATTTGAATCTTGTGGTTGACCATCCTCATCTTCTTCATAATCAAAATCTTCAGTATCGCCAACTTCATCAGGCGAATCATAATCAGGCATTTCAAAATCTTGCATATGCTGTTGCATTTGCATTTCTAATTGTTCAGTTTTTGAATAATCATAAATTTCATTAGTCAAAGAAAGAACATCTTCCCATGTTTCAAGGTTTTGCACCTTTGCAATGTAAACTCTTTCCTCTAAGGAAAATTTAATGTTATCAATAGTGTATTGTGATTTTGTATAAAGATTTAATCGGTCAATAAATGCCAAAGCATTTACATTTTTATGTTTGATACCGAAAAAATCACGGTCAAGTAATTCTTGAAAACCTTTTTTGAAGGAAGTTTTAAGACCAGGAAATTTACGGGTTATTTTTTTCTCAATGCGAGCATCTTCTACAACATTAAGGAAAGATTTGAAATTCTTACCTTTTGTTTTATCAACGGCAGCATCATGCCAGCCATCAGCTGGTGTATATAATGCATGGCCAACTTCATGTCCGCCCAAATGGTCATACATGAAACCTTCCATGTTTTGCCAGATTGGTAAATATAGTATACGATTTTTTGTATCAAACTTAGCGGTGTTGATTTTTTGATGTTCAACCGTAAGATTCTCACTTGCCATTAGTTTGGTCAAGAGGGATTTTTGTTCAACTGTAAAACTCATTCAGTTTCCTATTTCAATTTATAGGTGTATTATAACAGAGTTGGCATAGAAGTCAACCAGTATGTTGCGTGGAAGCAACAGTAATACTTTTGTTTTAAGAATGGAGCGGATATCAGGAGTTAAACCTGACTGCCTATTGGGATAGGTTGTCTCGGACTCTCCGCATTAAGTTGTTATTATAACAGGTATTTAGTGTCCTGTCAAGCGTTTTTAAGGTAAACTTAGCGACCAACTTGGCCAAGATAGTATTCTTTACATTCTTCCCAAGTCATGTAGATTAGTTTATCATAGAATAGGGTATCATATGATACCTTGTCCTTCTTCATTAATTGTTTGATACGGCCTTTAGCATGTTTTTCTTTCCATATTTTAGTCAATGCTTCATAACTGGTATCAAATGATTTAACCAGTGCATCTTCTTTGATATCACCACGCAAAAACTCAAAAGAGTTATTGTAGAGTGGACTAAAATAAATGCCACGCTGATGTGCTGTTCTAATCAAATCTTTTGGTATGTTCAACTTAGAGTAAGTGAAGTTTAAAGAGCGATTCTTATGGTCACGCTTATGTGGTTGACCACTAGCTTTCTTTGCAACATACCATTCAAAATATTTTCGTGTATGATTTGCTTTTAACCATTCACGAATATTGTGCCTTGATTCTTTACTCGGTTCAAATGATACTGAACCAGAAGAAAAACCCATGGCATTCCAATGGTCAAGGTTATCATATTGTGATAGACCACTAGCTTTAGTTTTGCCATACAATGATGTTGTTGTTACACCAATTAGTGTATCACCATATTGTTTTTTCCATAATCTTTGCACTTCATCTGATAGACAAAGCAATGCAAGTAATTTACCACCAACATAGTTATAACCAAGTGGTTGAAACGGAACAATAGTAGAACCGATTGCAGTATGATTAATCATTCCGCCTTGTGTCTTCAGTTCACGAGGCCAACCAATTGCATTATCTCTTGGTGTCAAATCAAGAAAGTCGGATGATATACACATAACACCAAGATACTTACCTGTCTTATTATCAGCAACAAGGAAATTAAGATTGCGACCAATGTTACTATTGTTCTTCATTGTTGAAATAAAGTTTCTTGCTGTGTTCCATCTTTCAGGTAAATCACTACGCTTAATCTTATCTTCAATGACTGTACCATCAACACCTTTGCGAGATACAGAACTAGAATCATCAGTATAGATTATTACAGGTTCAATATTCAAATAGTCATCAGCAGTTTGTGGCAACCAAATGTTACTCTTAACTTCATCTACCAATATCTGTTGCTTTGGGTCAAGCAACTGAATCTCTTCACCAAACAAAGTATTGTTTACAAACGATGGATACTTCTCTTTAATCTCACACCATTTTTGATATAGCGTATACTCTTTCACATCCATCTGTGAAACATAGGCAAGGTCTTTAATGGTCTGCTCACGCAAATCATCTTCTTTGATATCCATAAAAGATTCTGGCGGATTGGCTTCTTGCCATTTACGCCATTGTTCTTCTACATCATCTTTTGGATCAAACGAATATGCCATTGTTTCTCTGTAACCTTTTAACTCTTTTAAATAATTTACCTTGCTTCTCTTTTGCCATTTTCAAGGCCAAAGGTTTCGCATGTTTATCCATAGTGATACCATTCATATGGTCTAGTTCATGTAGAAAACATCTAGCGGTAAGTCCAGTAAAAGTTGTATTATATTTTTTACCTTGATAGTCATAATACTCAACTTCAACCGATGATGCTCGTTCTACTTTTAGAAACAAACCAGGAAAAGATAAACATCCTTCATTGTCTTTTATTAAATCATCTGAAGCTTTGATTAGTTTAGGGTTTATACAAACGATAACAATCTCTCCATTACCAACAATGAAAACTCTTTCAAACACACCACATTGATTGGCAGATAAGCCTAGACCATTATATAACTTCATAGTCATCTTTAACCTGTTTATCGTGTTTGTCATAACAGGGTTTGGTAGAAGTGTAATATTGTATTCAGGAATACGTTGTTTCATCATTGGATGATTTTCATCAAACAATGGGAAAGGTTCTACTTCTTTTTCTTGTTGATACTTTGGATCAACTGTACTAAGTTTTAAAATTTGATTCATATCTTATTATATCATCCTATGATTGGTTTGTCAAACAAAGATTCCTTTATTACCTTAGGATCCCATGCCGTTCTAGAATCACACATAAGGGCATTTACATCTAAGACTTCACGCAAACCTAAATGCATGGCGAATGGAACATTGTATTCTTTTTTTGCCTTCTCAATATAATCAACTAATGCCCTTTGATATCTTTCGGCATACTTTTTCTGGCACATATATGCTTTGTTGTCGCCAATGGCAAACACTCTCCAATTTTTATAGTTTGCTTTTGATAGAGAGAATTCAAAGGCTGCACTATTGACACCTGGATATTCCTGGTCTTGAAAATCATCAATTGCAATTATACCATTGTCCTTCATTTTGTTACTGAATAACATCAAGTCACTTAGTACAGCAGAATGTTCATGGCAACCATCTATGTGTAGAAATCTTAAATCATTAACGAAGACAACATTTTCGGTATTTAATTGTGTTGTATCTTGTAAACGCCAAACTAGATTACTACTGCTTCCGAATTTTGCAATGTTGTTCTCAGCTATAACTCTAGCTTCTTCTGTAAAAATGTCATACAAATAAAAATTATTTTGACCTTTAAACTGTGAAATCATAATAGCACTTTTACCATATGCAACACCTATTTCACAAATGTCACCAATTGGGTTTTGTAATTCATTCAATATGCCATATGTGATTATGATATCTTTAGGGTAAAACCAACCTTCAACTTCTCTATCAACTACTTCTTTAAAATTGGACAAGTATTCTTTAAAATTCATTTCATTACCCTACTAAAGTTATTTACTTTCTCAAAACGAACTACATTGGCAAATTTATCTTGTAGAATATCTCCTTTGTGAGAGATAACAAATAGATTAACGCCTTCTAGCATATGAAGAATCTTCATTAGTTCTTCTGTGCCATTAGTATCAAGGCTTGAATCAAACACCTCATCAAGTATCAATAGATTGGTGTTAGATGAATTCTTTAACTTAGCAACGGCACGCCAAGTTAACATTAGTGCCATGTCAATTCGTTGTTTCTCACCTTCACTAAAATTATTGTAGGTGAAATCATCACGGTGCCTTGACTTGATTGTTTCTTTGAATGATTCATCAAGGTTGAAGTTCACAAAGAAATCTAATGATGCAAGGTACTTGTTTACCAACTTGTTAATGATTGGTAAGTATTGTTTGATAATCTTTGTTTTGATACCTGTATCCTTTAACAGACCAGATGCTATCTCATAATACGATTTTTCATCTATAAGAGTTCTTATATTAACAGTTAGCGTTGCTAATGTGCCTTTTAAGATTATTAATTCTTGTTCTTCTTTTTCGGTAGATGCTTTGTTAGTTTTTAATTCTTCTATTTCTTTTTCTAACTTGGCAATATACTTGTTTGTTTCTATGATAGAAGTATTCTTGGTTGCAATCTGAATCTGTAATGACTGGATTATTTTCTGTATCTCAGTTATTTCATTTAGCTTAGTTTGCTCAGACAACAACTTAACTTCTAATTGTGTTAATCCGTGCTGGCATTCCGTTGACTTGGTTTGTAATGTTTGTAACTCCGTTTCTTTAAACTCCAAGGCAATGGCTTGCCGACAGGTTGGACAACTATCATTGTGTTCAAAGAAACTGATATCTTTGCGAAATTTGGATAGATTGCTTTCAATCTGCGATTCAAGTTTAGTAATCTTCTTGACTTTATCCTCAACCAAAGTCTTTTCTGCCACCAATGTTTGATGTGTGGTGACTTCTGATAGGAGGTTAGCAATTTCTCCATGTAAGACTTGTATGGCATCTCCATTATTCTGTATCTCTTTAACATACCCATCTACCTTTGCTTCATTGTTTTGTTTCAAACCTTTGATGTGTTTATCTTGTAAATCATATCGTTGTTGTGTCAATTCAATTTCATTTTTACTTTGAGTCATCAAATCTTTATTGTTTGTTAACCTATCTTTTAACAAACCATTCATGGCAGAAAAGATTTGAATATCTAACAAGTCTTCAATGATTGCTCTTCTATCTGAAGAAGATAGTTGCATGAAAGGAACAAATGATGCAGAACCAAGAATTACAATTTGTGTAAATGATTTGTAATTCAGTTTCAGAATAAACTTCTCAAGGTATTCTTGATAGTCTCTTGCAGCTGCATCTTGATTTAATAACTCATTATCGCAATAGATTTCAAACACATTGGGTTTGATACCACGAACAATTTTATATGATTTATTATTGCTATCAAACTCAACTTCAACAACGCAATCTTTGGCATTAATTGAGTTCAATAGATTTGGTTTATTAACATTACGAAAGGCTTTGCCGAACAAACCAAAACATAATGTATCAAGCATAGTTGAGTTGCCAGAACCATTCTCACCAACAACGAGTGTGTTAGTTTTATTGTTTAGTTTAATTTCTGTAAAGTAATTACCAGTGGAAAGAAGATTCTTCCAACGAACATAACGAAAATTAATCATTTATTTAAATTTAGGTCCATTAACCCATACAACAAGAGATTTACGAACGCCTTTAGTTACAGGTGCCACACGATGTATTAAAAAAGAAGGAAACAAAATCAATCGGCCTTTACCAGTTGGAATTAACTCCGCATCTTTTTCTTGGCCATTGTTCATATAAAATTCACCACCCTCAAAGTCATCATTCAAAACCAAAGTAACAGAAAGTTTTCTAGTTTCAGGCATGTTTGCTGGGTTTTTTTTACCCATGATTGTGTCCATGTGAAAATCATATTTACCACCTTCATGCGCTTGGTATTCTGTATATTGAAATGAATCATAACCATTCAAATCATAATTAAAAAATTGTTCATTTAAAGCGTCAACGACAAAATTAATTCTTTGAAATATCCACAAAGTGTTTTCATTTGTTGGATCATAATTATAAAACTTCACATCTGATATACGAACTTTTTCATTTGGTTCTTGTATAACTTCGCCAGTAATTGGATCTCTTTTACCTACAGTTGTGCCTCTTTCAACACCCTGTTCTGTAAAATATTTACAAACTTTATCCAATTCTTCAGCATTAA